CGTAAAAGCGGCTGTTGCTGGCGAAGCTCGAGGACTCTTGGGCTTCGTAGTTGAGGGTCAGAACGGCGCTGGTGCACTGATCCTGCAGGTCAACGCTGTTGATGGTGACCTTCGGCTGTGCAAGGTAGGTTTCGGTGGCCATTAGTCCTGTTCTCCTGTCTCGGAAATGTCTTCTGTCTTTTTACCAGACTTGGCGGGCTTGCGTGTGGATTCTTTAATGAAGCCGGCAGCAAGCAAGGCTTCGACGTTGACGCCTGGGCGTGGTTCGAACGGTGCGCCTGGGGTGCCGACGCGGGGGCTGACGATTTCGTACATGGTTAACCTGCCTGCACTTGAATGTTGATGTTCAAATCATACGCGGGCAGTTCGACGCCGCCGATGATTGCCACGGTCGGCCGGCCGTCGGTGACACCCACGCCGCTGGTCATGACCCTGGCCGCTAGGTTTAGCACGGTGCGCTGCGCGTCAAGGTTGTTAGGCCCCAGGCCGATACAGCGCACCGGAAAAGTCATTTTGGCAATGTTCGTGTTGATCGCCTCGAAGCTCGGGGCATCAACGAACAGGCACGGGGGGCGCAGGTTGCGGGGGTCGGTGACCACCTGCATGTTGCTGATCGTGGCCAGCCTGGCCGCGAGCGCGTCTAGGCCTTCGTTAAACAGGTCTGTAAACGCCGCTACGGCCACGCTAGGCCACCTGTGGGCGGTCGATGCCTAACAGCTGTTTGATCACGCCTGACAGCCCTGTGACGGCTGTAGCGCCGGTCTGGTTGAAGCTGGCGAAGTCGTCAATGCTGCCGCGCTGGCGGTAAAGCATGCCGCCATATTGGATCGTGCCGAGCTTGACAGATCCGTTGGGCACGTTGGTCAGGCTGTCGACGTAGCCGGCTTCTTGCCGGCGGCGGTAGCAGAAGGCGTTAGCGGCCGCGGCGCATTGGGTTAGGAAGGTCTGGTCGGCGACGGTGGCCACGGGAATGCCTAGCCAATCCTCAATATCGCCGGCCGTGATCCAGGTACAGGTGCCGGTGGTCAGCACGCCGTAAGGGCTGACGGGTTCGCGGGCAACGTCTTGGCCGGCGTCGTAAAACACGACTTGGTTCGGGATCGGTACGCCCAGATCGACGGTCAGGTTGCCGTACTGGTCGACGCCCGTGACCAGGTGCTGGGGCAGGGCGTAGACCTGGTATGTGCCGTTCAGGCCGTGGTTAAGGCCGGTCGTGGTAACGCTGTCTCCTACGTTAAGGGGCGCATTGGAAAGCAGCGTTACCACGCCGTAATCATCGACGCGTTGCTGATATGTGATGCTATAGACCGACATGGCGGCCTACCGCCTTTCGGATCAGGCGAGGGCGACGGACTGAACCTGTGTGGCGTCTGCGATGAACGTGCCCACGTAACCGTAGTACGAGAACACACGGCCGAGCGTGCTCGGGGACTCAACAGACATAATGCCGCGCACCTGCTCGTAAAACTCGATTGCCTGGCCGCGGGCCACCACGAACGTGTTGCTGGCGAAGTTGTTGTCAACCACAAGGCGAAGGCCAAACGGGTTGAGGCTGGCGTAGGTCATGCCGGTGGCTGCGCCTGCAGCGTTCACGCCCATGAGGCCGGCAGCGCCGGCGTACGGGAAGATCGGGCGCTTGTCGACGTCGAGCTGACGGCCCAAAAGTTCCCAGACGTTCGGGGCAACGAACAGGTGGTCGGGGGCGAAGTTCGTGGCGCTCAAGATATTGACGGCCGCGCCGTAAAGGGCGGTCAACAAGCTTGAAGGGTCGTCTTGGTCGATTGTCCAGGTGACGCCCGAGACAGCTGCGCCGGCGGTGATCGCGTCGGCCGCAATGTTGTCAGTGGCGATGAGGTATTCACCAGCCAAGTCGTTGAGAACGATCTGCAACGCGGCGGGGTCGGTGAAGTCAATGTCCTGGGCCGAAAGCGTGACCTGGCCGGCAACGGTCTGCTTCTGGACAGTGTTGGCGGCGATAACCATGGTCGTAGCGCTCACCGGATCAAACTCGGCGTTCTGCTTCGCGGCGCTGGTGTGCGTGGTGATAGTCGGGCGCGTGAACGTCTTCGACGGGGTGCCAGGCATTGCGCGTGCACCGACGGCGGCGACGACGGGGCGAATGAAGTTCAGATCTTGGAAGACGGGGCCGAGCACCGGCACCGGCAAAAGGCCAGGCGTGTTCGTGGTGGCAATGTCGCCGGCCGCGGCTTGAAGTGCGGTCTGCTTGCTTTTCTGTGCTTCGACGAAGGCTTCGTTGACGCGGTGCCAGGTGTCGCCACCGGTGTGGTACGCGGCGAGGTATTCGGCAGCGCTGGGCATGTCGAACTTGCGCTTGGCCTGCGCATGGATCGGGGCGGTCGGAACGATCTCTTCCGACGCGGCGGCGGTGGTGTCTTCCATGGTGGTGGTCTCCTCTTCGGGTTCGCTGTCTGGATTATTGCCTATGGCGTCGGGGTTGTGGTGGATACTTGCGCGTACTTCGGTGATGGTAGCACCAGCGAAGGCGGGGATTGGGACAAGGGACAGTTCAAGCCATTCAGCCTCAAGCACGGTGATGCGGCCTTGGTCGTCTTCTTCGAAGCGCAGCGGGTTGACGCCTACCGATACGTCGAACACGCCGTCGGCGGCCAGGGTCAGGGCCTCGTCACCCAGGGGCGTGTTGCTAATGCGCATCTCGGCCATCATCGCGCCCTCGACTTCGACGCGTTCGGCGACGATCCCGACGGGCTTGGTGCTGTCGTGGTACATGAAAACACGGGGGGCCTTGCCGTCAACTGGAAGGCTGCCCTGTTTAAACATGACTTCGGTGCCGTCTGAAACGGTCGCCCAAGTGTCATACGGCACGGCCACGGCCGTGATGCTGCGGCGGCTTTCGCCGTCTTCGCCGGCGGCTGCGCTAACGGTGATCTGGTCGGCTACTAAGCGGATCATGCAAGCTCTTCCTGTGTGTTTTCTTCGGGCATGTCGTCGGGCGTTTCGCTGGGTCGGCTGTTGCCGCGCTCGGGCAGTTCAGACTCGAGTAGGTAATCCTCGGCGTCAAACTCTACAAAGGTTCCGCGGGGCAGCTGTTGGCTAAGGGCATCTTCAATGCAACGCGCATACACGCTCGTGCCGAACAGCCACAGGTCACGGCGTGATTGCTCGCTCGACTGGTAGGAATACGATCCGGTAGACACGCCCACCAAATAGGGCGGCACGTTACAGACACGCGCCATTTCGAGCGCCGAATAGTTCGATGACTCGATAAGCAACATCTTGTCGGGCGTTGCGTTCGAAGGTTCGTACGTCAAAAACTCGTTCAGCGCCGCGGTCTGGTTCGTCTGGCGGGCCGCGTTAAACGCCGCGGCCAGGTCTTGCAGCTCGGCCGCGCTCAAAGGTTCGCCGCCTGTCTGCTTCAACACGCCTGCAGGGATCGCGCTCGAGGCGTTGCGGCTGCGTGCCGCTTCAATCTGTAGCGCCGTTTCCAGGGCCGTGTAGGCGCTGTAAATGATGCCCTGCAACGGGCTGACGATCTGCACGACGTTTCGGTAATCGATCTCGCCGCCCTGGAAAAAGATCGCTTTGGACTTGCCGAACCAGACGGGGCCGGCCATGTCCTCGGTTGTGACAGATCCCGCCGGCAGGCGGGTGGCCTGGGCCATGTAGCCGTCAGTGGTGCGGGCCGTAATGTAGAGAAACGCGCGGCCGAAAAACAGCAGATCGTCAAGCAGCCACGACCACAAGTAGATGTTCGGCATTTCGGGGTCGAGCTGCGCCAGCCAGCTGCGTGGCTCGAGGTAGACCTCTTCCATTTCTTCGCCGTTCCACTGCCGCCGGTACATCCTCAGATCCAGCGTGGAAAGGATCGAAGCGTGAAGATCGCGGGCGCGGGACACGGTCGGAACCTGCATAAAGCGGTTGCGAAGGTCGCCTTCGACGTAGCTGTAATACTGGCCGATCATGTTCAGGCCGGCGTTGTTGCTGTTGTACCAGTTAACGCCGCCCGCGGCAGCAGCCTTCGCCGGCGGGGCGGGGCTGATTGCCGCCTTGTTCACTTTGCGCAGAAAGGCCATAGGCTAAGTCTTACACACTTTCGCTATACGTAAGTGGACTACGCCGCCGAGTCCCGACGAAACGGCGACGCAATCCAAACGCCACGTTACTACCTGGCAACGGCCAGCATGGGCTTCCCCCCATGGTTCGGCTTGGACTCGAGGGCCGCGGCCCAGACCATGCAACGCGCCAGCGTGATGTCGCCCGCGGATCTGGTCGAGCTGAGCGCCACGCTGCCCTGGTGCTTGACCATAACGGCCCGTTCGACATGCTCGCCAAGTGAAGCTTCGCCGCGGTGCATGATCTTGCCTTCCACGATCATGCTGCGCACGGTCAGAGTCCACTTGAGCAGCTCGCGGTAGCCGACGATGACGCGGCGGCGCTCGAGCGCCAGCGGGCAGTGCACTTCCAGGCTGGGGGGTATGGCCAGCCGTAGCGTCGGCGTGGCCTTCATTAGATCGCCCACAAGGCGCCACATTTCGGCTTGGGTGTCGACATTGAACGCCACCCCTACCATGGTGCGGTCACCGACCTTGACGGCCCTTACGGCCATGTAGCGGCTCTCGTCGGTCGATGCTTCGACAGCCAGCACGCCACCTAGGGGCATGTCGTCGCTGGTTTCGGCCGCGGCCCACAGGCCTTGTTCGAGCCAGCCGTTCGCTGACGCGGTGAACAGGTTGACAGACCCGCGCAGGAAGGCCGACCTGTTGGGGGCCTTGGCTTCGGCTTGGATTGTGCGCAGCTCGAGGGTCGTGCCTAGGGCGGGGTTGGCGTAGGCCCAGGCTTCGGGGGTCATGGGGTCAAGGTTGCTCGGGGGTTCCCATGTGGCGAAGTACATGGGGCCGACTTCGCCGGCGTCGATCTGGCGTAGGCCTTGTTCCCGCCAGCGCAGCATTAGGTGGCTGTCCTGTGTGCCGGCTGTGGAAAACATGGCCAGCAACGGATTCCGTCTGGCGCGCTGTGCAGGTAGCAGGCCTTCGTCGACCGCGGCTTCAGACACGGCCCAGGACTCATCAATGACGCACAAATCGATACTGTACCCGTGCCCTGCCTGGGGCGTGGCGGCCCTGACCAGCCAGGTGCTGCCGTCGGGCATGTCCAGCGACATGCGACCATACGACCAGGAAGGTTTAGCGCCGGCCTTCGCCTCGAGGATCGGTGCCAGGTACTTGAACAGCGCCGTCGCCAGATCCAGCTTATGCGCGACAGATACCACCGTCTGCGGCTGGCCGCGGGCCGCGCCCTGCGTACACAACCACCACCCAATTAAAGCGGCCATCAGGGTTGTCTTCCCATTTTGACGGGCAACGCTGACCATGGACTGACGAACAAGCCATTCGTCGCCCACATGCTGCGTCATGCCGGCCGCGGCACGCAGCTGCCAAGGCATCAGATCGACACCCAGAACGTTCCTGGCAAAGTCCCCAATGTCGCCAGCGAACGATTCGGCGTCACTCTGCGTGGCCGTTTCCAATCGAGGCCAAGCGTGGCCAAGCGGGGCCGGTTCGCTCAAACCCTTGGAAAATATACGATTTGGAAGG